GTTTAGTCTCCAGCATCGGGCAATGTTACACCATTTTCTGTGGCCCAATCATCAATGTTGATAAATTCACCATTCACAACTATGATCCTTTCTGCTGGCCCTCTGTAGTTGCCTTCAGAATCAAACAATCTTAATATTTGTGCTTCTGGATAAAATTCAATCATTCAGCATCTCCTTATTCGGGCCTTGTTGGCCACACAACATCACTCATTCGAGTTGCACTTGCGTGTGTTGTGGTTATATCTCTGAGTTGTTGTCTATATGTTGCCCACTCTGCACGTTTTGCTTCAGTTAAGGGTGAATCTGCACCTTGTGTCCAATCACTGACTGCTAATCTCAGAGTTCTTTCTTTTCTTATTTCGTCTTGTATACTTGGCTTTTGTAACTGAACAGGCTGAGTAACCAATGTCATTGTGTCTAAATCAATCTTTTGTTTGCTTTTGTTCAACACAGTGCCCACTTCACTTTCTAACACGCAACTCACATTTGTGTTCATTTGACAGTTCATGTGTGCAGATGTAGGCGACATCTTTTTAACAAAATGTATATCACCAGTTGTTGAATTATAAAATATATATTTCTTCATGTTATGGTCCTATACTCCCTGGTGGTAAAATTGGCAAGTAATCATCTGACTTAGTGATACGCTTGTCCTGATTAGCAACAGTAAAGCCTCTCACAGTGCCTCCACTGGCGCCCATATCATTGTTAGCAAAATGAGTTACACCCATAACATTAGCCAAATATGTTTTTGTGCTACTTATTGCTGGACGTCCTATAGAAGTAGCAATGGTGTTTGCTCTATCAGTGCTGATTTCATAATTGAACTGAACTATGTATGTAGTAGGAATATTTGTTCCTGGGAATGATTCAGTAACACCTTGGCCAGCAAATGTTTCGAATATATCTACGTTTGCGTTTGCTGTGTATTTGCCTGTTACAGGATCAATGTCAAATTCTTTGTAGCGCACTTCTCTGCTGGTGTTGTATGCAACATGATATGTGTCTGTGGCAATAGTGCCACCATAAGGTATTGCTGAGTTAACTGCTGTGAACTCACCATAATCAACACCACCTAAATCAATAAATTCTGTAGGTCCTAATTGACTGTTTGCTGATCCTAAAGGTGCACTAACCACAGCCGCATTCACCATGTTGAGATTTGAAAAATCATCTTCTTCCTGCAACCCTGCTTGGATAGGACCTTGTGTGTTTCTGCTTATACCACCTATATAACTGATAGGCACTGAAGGAATGTTCACCCTGGATGTTCTCATGCCAGCAGGACCATTGAAATGGATATCAAAATCTATTTCATAAGATTCGGCGATTGGTAAATTTGGATTGGTTGGATCTGGAACCTGCGGTGCTGGTATGGGCACAGGCACAGTAACATTAGAACCAGGCTCATATGTGGCATCACCGTTTGCCGGCAAATGTTCATAACAGAAATGTCCAGGCTGATCAATGCCAGCAACATTCATGTTTGCCAAGTTGATACAGATGGTTTCAATGTCTGGTATGTTGGGTATTGTTATTGGGAAATTGATGATTGGTCCACCACCTGGTGTGCCTGGAGGATACACAACGTTTGTGTTGCCCAAGCCCACATTGCCTACCACGTTACCTGTGTTTGGATCAACAATGTTTGCATTACCTGATGTTGGGTCATCCACAATAGTCACGTTGCCAGTCACAACATTGCCGATGTTACCCAAATCTACATTGCCCCATTGTCCTGTCCACCAGCCTGGAATACCACTAACACCTGGCTCACCTCTGCTTTGAACATTTGAATGTGTGTAAACATCATCTGAGTATTCTAATAATACTAATTTTGCAGCCAGCATACCATCCACTGTTTCTTGTTCAGTTGTACGCATACAGCGGAACAATTTGTTACTGAATCCATATTCTGTGTTGGTCAATTTAACTACATCACCAGCATCAACTGTGATTGCTTCATAATCTGCTTCTAATTCAACCACAAGGCTTGTTCTACTCTGACGCAAGTCGATGTTTGCTAAGTTCTCTACTCTGGTGTTATCGTTCACCAATGGATAACGTGTGGTTAACTTGTTCTCTGGTTCATTAGGGTTTCTGTCACCTGCAGGTGTTGTCACAAACACAGTATCTGTTTGGTCTTTCTTGATCACTGAAGGATATTCAACTTCTATTTTGTTATACAATCCATAGAGATCAGTTGATGTAATTGATATTGGACCAATTAGGTTGTCATCGTTGAATTGATATGCGGCATTCTTTTCAGCAGTGGTCGCGGCTCTGTTGGGGACTACGGCAAATTTACCTTCTTTTGGATTATAGGTAAAAAAGGTGCTACATGTCTGACACAATGTATCAATGTTCTGTTTTACTGGCACATAGGTGGACAACATGCCATCTACCTGCCATCTTGCATGCACATCGCCTACACCTTGGTCTGTGGTGTATGCTACCGATGCAGTTGAATAATCATACAAGTCATCAAACGATGCTAAATCTAAATCTGTGTTGCTGAGTCCTGCTCCGTATCTGTCATTCTGTAAGTAATCCAACAACACATTAGAGGGTTCACTGAGACTGTTTGTGATATCATAGTTGATTGCACCCAAACCTGTAAGTCCATTCTCTGGATCATAGTCCATTTCAAATACAGCATATACTAAATTAGCATAACTGGTAGTGCCATCAATTGTGGGCAATAAAGTTGTTGCGGCAACTGCACCTGTTGTGGGGAATATCTGATTGCTGGCGGCTGTGCCACCTGCATATACTCTACAACGCATTTTACCATTCACTTTGTTTGATGCTGTGGCGTTTGGATCAATGGCTGATGTTACTGTTGCACCACTAAACACAAGTTCTGTGTCATCACGATATATTTTATTAATAGTATATGTGCCTGTGTCTGTTTTTTCACCAATACACATTGCATATATCATGGTGTTGTTTTGGTTTTTAATACCTGCATCCACAATGATTGCACCTGTGACGTTCCTACCATAGAACACAGGTAACTTGTTGTCTGTTTGTGGTGGTAATTGTATCTTGACACCAGGATCTTTTTGTGAAGCCATTTGTGGTGGTTTGAACACACCTAAGACTTTGGCAGTTCCAAATGCTAATCCACCTGCAATGATTGATGTAGCGATGGTTGCGGCAATACCGGTAAGACCTATTGCACCTACGATTGCTGTTGCTATTGCTGTAAATACTGCCATCTGTTATCCTTTATACACATAGTTACGTTCTACTTGACTCCAACCACGCTTTTCTAAATTCAAGTCAGGTGATTGTGACATCAATGTCAAAGTAAAACCATCTATCTTGCCTGTTTGTTGTAGTTGTTCTCCCACATCTACATATTTTTTTAATAATTTATAACCCAAAGAAGTCATTCTGTAAGGTTCTTCTACCCACCATGCTATTTCTCTCATGGTCTTTACATGTGGTAACCAAGGATCTGAGTTGATCATACCAATCAACATGCCTTGTAATTCACCATCTGCTTCTCCTACAATGATAACACCATTTTGCATAATGTGTGATAACAATGTTCTCACATGTCTATCATTGTATTGTGGATTATGATGTGCCGCATAAGGTGAACTGTTGGCAAAATTAATCATCATATCCATTATTCTATCAAAATCTTTTATATCTGCAAATCTAATCATTGTTGTTATCTCAAGTTAACATTAATACCACTGAGTGGTCCACCGCCTCCACGGCCACCGCCACCGCCACCGCCACCGCCATAGCCGGTGCCTCCGGTGTATTCTCTACCAAAGTCGAACTGCACATTGTGTAACTCTGGCACTCTGTTGAATGTTCCATCTCCAGGAAAAAATTGTTGTCTATCAGTTGGGTTAGTTCTTTGTCCTGCTATTCTGTTTTCCAACAACGTGTTGATGCTGGCAACAGATATACTCACTGTGTTAGTGAGTTGACTTTCTAATAAATTTTCATCTTCTGAGATGTTGTAGTTAGTGATAACACCCTTGAATCTCTGATATACATTTGTAACTGCGTAAGAGTCATCAAAGAACGCACGATACACAGTGCATAAACCACCTTTTATTTTTGTGCCTAAAATGGTTTGTATGTAATTAATGTTAGATGGTATGCCACTGAGGCTCACAGTGATATCACCATTGGTGGTTTTAATATCTTCTACAAATTCTGTTACCTGCAGGAATGCTCCACATTCAGTATAACTGTTTGAATTGTATGTGATGGCTTTGTAAGCATTGCTGATATAATAAGTTGTGCCATCAATGTCGAGATCAATCAACAAACAATGTTTGATGTTGCTGTCTGCTAATTCTGGTATACTGGTTGACATTAGGCGTCCTCTTTTCTAATTACTTCAACTAATTCAAAGTCTGATGTGAATTGTATTCTGTCATATGGCACCACTGTGTATGAGGGCTTGCGAATCATTTTAACACGGAAGTCCACGTCTTTGCCAACTGCAATACTTCTGCTGGTTTGACTAAATCCATTCTGATCTATAACTGTTCTGTGCACAGGTATAGCAAGACTACTGCTTGAACTAAATGCTACATCTTCTACCACAATGTAAGGATATCTACCGTTAGTAGGACCTATCTGAATGTAGTCACCTTTTCTAAACAACCAACCAGAACCACCAACAACAAAGGTGGTGTTTAGATTGATGTTTGCTCCACTAAATGCATTTGTGGTTGCTGTTTGTATTGTATTCAGTTGTGCTTGTGACAAGTCGCCTTGATATGCTGTAACATAAGACAATCCACTGTTAGTGCCACCAATGTCCACTGTTT